TACAAATGCTCAATACCTATCAAATTTGATTCGAGAGACACTCAAACCATGGTTGAATGGTAATATATTACTTGGATTTGAAGGTTTATCTTATGGCTCCAGAAGTGACGTGGGTGTACAATTAGGGGCCTATAAGTATATACTCATGGACAGACTATCCGAACTTGTTCCAATTTGTAACATGTTCACGTATTCTCCTATCACTGTTAAAAGCGTGGCAGGCTGTGCCAAAAAAGGAATGGGAAAAAACAAAATGATAAATGCATTCATAGCAAATGGGCCAATGTGTAAATTTCGAATAAGATTGTTTGAACATCCTGAAAAATTTCAGACTCCTCGCGCGAAAAATTGGATAGTTCATTTAGATGATTTGATAGATTCGTATTGGGTTGTCAGAACTCTTCAGGAAAAAGAAAAATTAATATGATTTTCGCGTGCGTGTACATAACACGTGCTCTAGAAAAATATAGTATTCCAAAAACTTAAGTACCTTAGATTATATGAAAAAGTGTAACCAAGTTTCGTAAAAATTGTTAAAGTTTTGTTAAATATTTTTCTCATATTTTAAAGTCTAAAATGAACAAATAAATAGTTAAAATAAAAACAATTAAGGTCATGAAAAATACTAATGATAATGTGTTTTTTAATAAAATATCACAAAAAATTAAAAGAGGTGATTTTGATCAGTATTTTACACTTCCATTTATGTCTAAAGAACTTTTAATGGCTTCGATAAAAGGAAAACTCGATAAAAAGACGGCAATAGGAGCAACTCCCATACTTAGCGATGCAGATATTCAAGACAGTATCCAAGAAGTCAAAGAAACTGCTTTAAACATATTATCATTATATATAAAAAACGAATTTATTACAGTAACAGAAAAAGGATTAGAGTTTACAAAAAAAGGATATAATGCTATTAAGGAGGCATATAGATCATGAATTTTACAGATAAATTTTTTCTATTTCCATGGAGATTTAGAAATCCGAATAGAGTAGTAATTCCATTAAAAGTTAGTGATACACCTAATTCTAAGACCGAAGAAAATAAAAAGAAAAATATGTGGGAAACGTTAAAGCCTATAAGTTTATCAAAAATTGAAACTATAAATTTTCCAAAAGATCAGTATTTTAGAGAAGCCTTTCCGAAAAACCAAATTGTTTTACACCATACTGTATCAGGCGATGGCGTTAATGGTGATATTTCAACCTGGGAAGCTGATCCCAGAAGAATAGCAACTTGTATAATAGTTGATAGAGCTGGCACGCCTTGGCAGCTATTTTCTTCAAGATACTGGGCTCATCATATTGCAGCGGGGAACATAAGTCTTGAAAAGTATTCAATAGGAATAGAGATTGATAACTGGGGATGGTTAATTCCTTCTACAAATGGTAAATATAGAAACTATTACGGGCAAGAAATATATGCTGTTGCACAATATTATCCTGAAGGATTTATGGGATATAATTATTATGAGAAATATACTACAGCCCAAATACAGACAGTAGGGGAACTTTTACTTTATTGGAGAATAATGTATGGAATATCTTTAAAATACAATGAAGATATGTGGGATAAATCGATAAAGGCTTTATCAGGAATAGGAGGCGTATGGACTCATGTTAGTTATCGAGGATCCGGAAAAAGTGATTGTCATCCACAGCCAGAGTTAATAGAAATGTTGCAAACCCTTAATGGAATAAAATAATTTTGTTTTTATATGATAAATAAAATAAAATTGTTTATGTATTTTAAATCATATAAATCTTGGCTTAACGAAAATATTGAAGAAAATGTAATAGTTCTTTTTCCAGGAGGATTTAAGCCCTTGACAGCAGCACATATTCAATTAATGAAACGATATGCAGAACACCCAAATGTTAAAGAAGTTAGAGTTCTTATTGGCCCAGGAGTTCGAAATGGAATTACACAAGAGATTTCATTAAAAATTGCTGAAGAACTTCTTACTTCTTTTGATAATGTTTCTATTGAAGCTGTTAAATATCCTACACCAATTCTTACAGCATATAAATACATTACAGATGAAGCTGAACCTGGAATATATGCATTGGCAGGTTCTAAAAAAGGCGGAGATTATGAGAGAGTAACTAAATTCGCTGAAGATTTTTCACCTAATGGAAAATACGCAAGTTTTTTAAATGATGGCGTTAAAGTAATAGAACTTCCTATTGATGCTGAACCTCTAATATATCAAGGAAGAACCGATGATAACGACGGAAAACCAATATCTGCTTCAATAATGAGAAAAGATATATTAAATGATGATTATGAAAATTTTGTCACCAATTATCCTGGCTATAACGAACGAATTATTAAAAAGATATGGAAAATGTTAAAGCGCGTTGTTATTGAAGGAGCGGAAGAAGAAACGGACGAAATAATAAACGAATACGGCCATACAGGTTATGGAATATTTAATAATTATAGAAAGATAGATGATAATAATTTAAAACCATACGTGCGTCCTAAGGCTTTTATTATTAAAAATCTTCATGCAAATGGCTTCTTTGAAGACATGGAAAAACTTGAGAATCTTGTTAAAAATGGCACATCAGAATACTTTAAAGGAAATATCATTGATGGCATGCAATATGTTATGAATTATGTAAACAATTGGAAAAATATAAAAACTATTAAATGGCAAAAAAAAATTAATGAGTGACGCTCAGGAAATTTTAGATGAAATATGGGAAACACAACAAAGAAAACGAAATAGAAAAAATAAATGAATAAATTTATATCATATAAGCAGTGGATAAATGAAGCAGTAACTCCTACTGTTAACAAACATATGACGCACGCAGAAGATCTTGTTATGCTCGGAGGAAAGGAAGGCATTGATTGGGTCATAAATATGTTTAAAAGTTTATATGAAATACTTCAAGGACACACAGAAAAAGAGGATGTCAAACTTTCTGTAAAATTTGATGGTGCTCCTGCTGTTTTTGTATGGTCAGATTTTCCGGGTCTCGATAAACCTGGCATAGCCATTAAAGGCTTATTTGCTAAAGATCGAAAAATTATGTTTAGTAGCAGTGATGTAGATAAGTTTTATAAAGATCGTCCTGATCTTGCATTTAAACTTAAATATATGTTGAAATTTGTTCCAAAACTAGGAATTCCAAAGGGACAAATATGGCAAGGCGATTTTCTGTTCGATGAAACTACACTTAAAACTGAAGATAATCATTATGTTTTTCATCCTAACACAATAGTTTATAAAGTAGATAAAGATTCAGATTTAGGAAAAAAGATTAAAAAAGCAAAGGTAGGAGTAGTTTGGCATACTAGATATACTGGTGAATCTCTTGAAAAAATAGAAGCCAAGTATAACGCAAAGGCAAACGAGTTAAATTCTATACCTGAAGTATTTATGACCGACGCATATATCCCTTCTTTAGCAGGAATAGTGACGTTTACAGAAGAAGAAAGCAATAAATTTACAGAATTTATTTCGAAATTAGAAGAAAATCGTAAAATTGTTGAATCTTCACCAGAATACGAACGAATAATTAAAGATAATAATTTTATTTCGTTGTTTACCATATTTCAGAATTCGTTGATAAAAAGAAATATTCGAATTAACTCAAGTGAAGAATATCTTGATGAACTTAAATCATTTGTAGTAAACAGATATCAAAAAGATATAGAAGGAAAGAAAACAGAAAAATCAAAAACTGCATTAGTTGAAAAATTAAATAAACTTATCAGTGACATTGAAAATAACGATATTCTAAAGCACCTTATCGAGTTAATACTTGAGATTACAAATATTAAACATATGTTTATTAAAAAATTAAATAATATCGGAAAATTTGAAACTTTTTTGCAAACTAGGAGTAGAAAGTATATTACAACTGGAGATGAAGGTTTTGCTGTATCCGACATGCACGGAAACATCGTTAAACTTGTAGATAGATACGAATTTAGTTATGCAAACTTTTCTCCAAATATATTAAAAGGTTGGACAAAATAAAAAATTAATATTATGAGTTTAGGTGTTATTATTGCGATGGGATTAATGGTAATTTTTGCTATTGCGTTTATTTCGAATGTCGTAGATCTT